GACGCGTGAGTTAGTTGATGAACTGATGAGTGTGGCTAATCCAATAGCAGGACCAGAAACAACTCTACCTCTGAGTGAGATTGCTACCCCCCGTTGTGAAATGGGTGAAGTACCGTATGAGCATGTAGGAGTTTTGGACCAGAGATGGATGATGACTGGCATGGTGAAAACTATGTTGAGAGAATCTCCAATTCATGATATGGTCCAGACTCATATAACTGCTCCTGCGAAGCTTCGGCCGTTTACTAAGGAAGGGAAGAAAATTTCACCAATGATGGAAGGATTGTCAGGAGCATTTGACAACAATGCTTTGATGGATACCAAATTGTTGGACAGTTGCATTGAAGATGTGGCTGAAATGGTAGCGAGAGCTACTTTTGCAGATGACTTTTCAGTTCTTGATGAGAGTGAAGCAGTTAATGGGATCATTGGAGAGGATTATGTTGATGCTATCAACATGGGATCATCTCCAGGATTTCCATTGACTAAGCTTTCACCAGGTTCTGGAAAGAGACATTTGTTTGAGGGTGAGTTACCAAATGCGTCTATTGGAAATGGTGATTTGAGAAAAGAACTAGATAAGATGGATGCAAGCTTGGCAAAGAAAGAAATTCCAGAAGTGTATTTTGTATGCACTTTGAAGGACGAGAGAAGATCATTGGAGAAAGTTGCTGATGGCAAGACTCGAGTCTTTGTTGCTTCAAATGTTGCACACGTAATTCGTTTTCGACAGTACTTCTTGAGATTTGCTGCTGCTTACATGAAGCGAAGAGCTGAGTGTGAGCACGCAATTGGAATAGATGTATACTCAAGAGAATGGGAGATGTTGTTGCAACAAATGAAAGTGAAGGGCTCGAAGTGGATGGCATTGGATTTCAAGGCTTTTGATAAGAGCATAACTAGTCAGATGATGTGGGCTGTCTTTGGAGTGATCAAACGCTCGTTTGAGCTGAAAGGTGTGGTTGTTCCTGATGAAATGGAAATGCTGTTTGGATGTGTGGCTGAACCACGATACATAATATACAATGATGTTTGGCAAATGAGCAGAACTCATCCTTCTGGAGAACCGATGACTGCAGTCTTGAATTCAATTCTGGTATCTATCTTGTATAGATATTGTTTTGTCAAGATTGCTTCATCGGTAGATCCTATGAAGGCGAGTCCTGAGCAATTGCGGCATTGTGTATCATTGTGTTCGTATGGTGATGACAACATTGCAACAGTGCATCCTTCTTGTTCATGGTTCAATCAGCAAGCTTTGACAGCTGCTATGAGAGAAATTGGAATGCAAATGACACCTGCACAGAAGAATGCTGAAATGAAG